GGCAATGGGGAATCATTGCAGATGAAGTCATGAGCCAAGTCAAGATCATCGTTGTCCCTCCAGAGTATGATCCAAAAACAAACTATGGAGTATTCCCCAATGAAGGTCGTGACACTCTCATGATAGAAGATGGCAGCAAGGATCAAGAGACCAAAGTACTCGACCTCAAAGAAGTGAGAGAGTTCTTTATTGACAACATGCCTCAAGAAGTATCTGACTTGATTGACAATGCACTGAAGAAAAAAATGAACTTCAAGCATTCTGATGAGGAGATCTTCAAGAAGTACAAGTTTTTATTCAAGCTCAAAGTGACTCGTGAACTTGAGGAGCAACTTGCATATGACAAGGATGGACAAGATCAGTTACAGCTTCCAATCAAAGCCGAGAAAGGTGACAGTACTGGATCAGATCCCAAGACTCCCAAGATCAGCAAGAAGATGAAGGAGAAGCTTGACAAGTTGAACAAAGCAAGCATGCAAGAGAAGAAGAAAAAAGAATTGATGGCCGCAGTCATTTGGGAATCTGCAACGGGGGAAGATGATTGTCGATACCTTGGATACAATGGGTACTCATATCCATTGACATCCGAGGTCTCGAATAGTGGTACAACCATTTGGGCAGATCCTTCACATGACTTATTCAAGCAAATGGAAGCGTACTTCGTGAATTATTACAAGGGAGGTGACAAGCGACGCAAGACAATCATGGATGAGATTCAACAAGTTGTCACTCTTGACATCAAGGTTGCTCATGCTCATAAGATGGCCTTTGTTAAACGTTATCCTCAATTGAAAGTTGAAAGCCAGGTGACCAAGGATGAACTCATGGGATCATTACTTGGATACAACCTATACACCAAAGTACAACAAGCACTCTCCACCAAAGGATTGAAACCAAAGAAATGATTGACATCAACCCCAATGAGCTCCAAACACAAATCATAAAAGCAATAGGAAGACAAGACAAAGTCATTGCTGCTCGTTGCGGGTGGGGAAGTGGTAAGACCTCAGCTCTCGTCTTTTCCATGTTGCTCGTGTCAAAGATGAGACCAGGTACATCGTCCTTGATGGTGACTGACACAACCCCAAGGTATAACTCGGTGCTGATGCCAGAGATTGAGAAGTGGTTGACTCCTCTTGGATGGACGTACAATCACACCAATAAACTTTGGACAGATACTGAGAACGGGTCAACTGTTTGGTGTCGTTCCTATTATCGACCAGGTACAAGAGAAGCAACCCACAATCCTCTTGAAGGTTTGAATGTGACGAGTGGTGTCTGCATGATTGATGAATGTCAGACCTTGACATCCGAGGTTGCTCACAAGGCTCTTGGTCGTTTGAGAAGTGGACCAAGTCCAATCATGATCCTCGTTGGGTTGCCTGTCATTGATGCTTGGTGGTGTAAGTTAGCAGAACAAGCCAATTGTCAACCGTTGTTCTTCTCCTCATATGTCAATCAAGACAACTTGAGTGAAGAATGGTTTGAAGCAACAAAGCTTCTCCCTCCTGATGAACGTGAAGCAATGGTCATGAATAAGCCGAAGCCTCCGAGCGGGTTGGTGTATTCTGAGTTTGATCATGAGAAACATGTCATTGATGACTTCAAATATGATCCATCCATGACAGGACGAATTGCAATTGACTGGGGATTCAGAAAGCCGAGTGTGTTGGTGATCGTATATGACGAGGTGAGAGAAGCCTCAATCATCATCCATGAATTCAACCCCAAGGAAGTGACCATCGAGCAGCTAAGTCAGATGATCCTTGCTTTTGCGTGGCCTCGTGCCTTGATGGACCTTGCACCATCTTCACGAGTTTGGCTTGACACAGGTGTTGCAGATAAAGCAGGCAAAGCAAGATCTGATCACACTGGTCTCTCTGCTTTTCGTATGATTCGCAAGCATCCTGATGAGGGAGGAATAGGACTCCCAATGAGGTCAACGACGGACCCGGTGAGGATTGATGTGCTCAATGGAGTGCAGAGATTGAAAAGAGCTTTCAACTCAGGCAAGTACTTGATCACTCGTGAGGTATGGGAGAAGGGAGAGAGAGCAAGCGGCAACTCAATCAGAAAAGCATTGTTGTCATATGCTTGGGATAACAAGGAGCAACCCAAAAAAGACGGACGTGAGGATCCTCTTGATGCTTTGAGATATGATTGTATCTTCCATCATTGGACAGAGTCAGCACGTAACTATCAACCAAAGAGCAAACCAAACAGAAAAGTGAAGGTTGGCTCATCAAGAAAAGTAGAGTTTTAATGATCAAAGAAATATTAAAACTATATGAGAGTGAGTTCATGTTGTACCAAGCTTTAAAGCTGACTCAAGATGTGGAGAAGGCTGAGGACTTAGTGCAAGATACTCTTATCAGAATTATGGAAAGACAAGACAGGTACAAACAGAAAGGGAGCCTTGAAGGTTTTGTCACTGTTGTCATGAAACGTATTTATCTCAACAAGGTTCGTCATCTGAAGATCACAAGTCGAATAATGGATGTGTATGCTCAAAAGTATAAGCCTTCAGAAAGTGACATGACTGATTATGTGTTTTGCAGACAGCTCATAAAGGAAAGCAAGCACAAGGATATTTTGAAGCATGTTGCTCTTGGATACACTACCAAAGACATTGCAAATATACTCGGCATCAATATGAATACAGCATTCTCAAGAACAAGATACATGAGAGAAAGCCTTGCACATTTAAAGGATTGAATTATGACACCAGCAAAAAAGAAACTTATCCTTGACTTAGTTCAAAGGATGATCATTGAACCATCAAAGGAATTCCCTCCTCATGAGTTTGAGGAGTCAGTCAGGTTGTTTCTTGAGATCGTTCAAGCACTTCTCGAGGAAGATTATCAAAAAGATAATTGACAAATAGCGTTATCAAAATGATAATATGACCAAAGTGATATTGATCACCGAGGTTGTTATGCATAGAGATGACGAAGCTCCAAGACACTTACGAGCCAAATACCCACGATTTAAGACATTGGGTATCACAGGGACTCAGTTGTCCGGTGGTACCATCTCAGGCTATGAACAAAACACAAGTCTCACCGGCTTGTCATGGGTTCGAGCAGCTGAGGAGATGTTGAGGACTGATCCCGTTGTCCGTCGCTCTTGGCATATGCTCAGACAAACTTTGCTCTCTGCAACCTGGCGATTTGAGGCAGGCGTTGAGAATGATCCTGTCAGTGAAGAGCTGGCACGATTTGCAAACGAGGCATTTGGCTTCGATGGTTATGCAGGTCAAATGTCAGTCTCATGGGAGGAGCAACTAGGTTATCTTTTTGAATACGTCACCATTGGGTATCGATACGCTGAAGAGATCTATAAGGTTGGCCTCGATGCCGAGGGACGAACAAAAGTATTTCTTGATTATTATGCAGACCGAGAACCTTCTGCACATAATGAGTGGTTGAGTCGTGATGGTCAACATCTTGACGGTGTACTTCAAACCGTCGTTGGTGTTGGCAAGACTCCTCAACCCATACCAGCAAACAAGCTCCTTCTCCTCACACTTAACAGGACGGGTTCTAACTTCGAGGGAGTTGGCATGCTTCGTCCTGTTTGGTGGTGGTGGAGAACAAAGCAACGTGTCTCGAATCTGATGTGCGTCGGGTTGGATCGTTGGGCCGTCCCAACTCCAAAGGTGATCGTTGATCGTTCACAAGCTGAAGCACTCGGATTAACTGACGGTGACATTGACGCAATGATCAATGATGCCGAGGCACAAGCTCAAGCGTTCCTTTCTGCTGAGCAATCCTACCTCGTTGAGAATGGTGCTGTGAAGTTTGATTCATATGCCGCAGCTCCGAATCTTTATGCTCAAGGTCCTCTCGATATTATCAAAGAATGTGACAATCAAATCAGTCAAGCCTTCCTTGCTCAATTCGCAAACCTCGGAATAAGTGACACCGGGTCAAGATCAGTGGGTGAAGTTCATCTCTCTGTTTTCCGTCGTGCTGCTATCAACCTTTGTGATGTTGTGGCTGCTCAAGTGAGTGGACCAGGTCGACGAGGTGGTGGCACAATTGGCAGGTTGATCAGATTCAACTATGGAGCTGTTGAGGCTTCCAAGCTTCCACGATTGACACATGCAGGTCTTGACACTGATGATCTTGCAAACAGTCTCGGCATGCTTGGTCCACTTGTCCAATTTGGACTTTTGACCCCGGATGACGAACTTGAGAGAGCAATCCGTGAGAGACTTGGTGCTGGTGATCTTCCTGAAGATGCACAAAGAACAGCTATCGAGAGAGCTGCCTCATCTTCTCAAAGTGGTGGAAGTGCACTTCTTGCAGAGCAATTGATCAAAGCAAGGAGGCGCAATGGCTAAGAAGAAAAGAACACAGGCACAAACACCAGCTCCACCAAAAGACAGAATCAAAGGATCAAAGAAGAATCCTGAAGGTTCTGCAAGTGGATCTCGTGGATCAATCAAGATCAGTGACAAGACAGAAAAAGCACTCGTCAATCTTCGCAACAAGCACAATGACAAGTACAAAGCTCCATCAAAGCGAGTTGACCTTGGCATGCTCAAAGCAGTGTACAGAAGAGGAGCCGGTGCATTTTCAGTCTCTCACCGTCCCAACGTGAGCAGTCGTGAACAATGGGCCTTAGCTCGTGTTAAGGCTTTCCTTAAACTAGTTGGAACTGGTGAAAGAAAGAAAGCATATAACACAGACCTTGACTTGCTTCCCAAAGGCCATCCTCAAAAGAGTGAGGCAAAGAGTGAAGCCGTTGCGCTTGCTCCAAAGAAATATTCACACATATCATTCAAACCTCCTCAAAGTGCACAAACAGCAGCCGCAAGAGCACTCAAGAAAAGAGCAGAGAAGCCACCAAGTCAAAGAGGGATGACATCTGTTGGGTTGGCTCGTGCTCGTGATCTTGCTAATGGTCGTGAGCTATCTCCCGAGACAGTGAGACGAATGCTTGCATACTTCACACGCCACGAAGTCGACAAACAAGGCTCAACGTGGGACGAGTATGGCAAAGGCCGTCAAGCTTGGGACGGTTGGGGTGGTGATGCCGGCTTTGCTTTTGCTCGAAAGGTTGTCAAGCAAATGAATGCAGCAGATAACAAAACAACATTGAGAGCGTATGGAGAAGCAATCCAACTCTCAGAATCCAATTCTTATGAAGTACCTGAAGGCTTGACCATTGGCAAACCGTTCAAGACGTTGTCACTTGGTCAAGTATCATCTCGCATGAGTGGTGATGCTATCGGCAAAGAGATCGATCAAGATCTTCTTTCTGAGCTCGTCAGAGTATTCAAAGAAAGACGTGAGCATGATCCTGTCATTATTGATTGGCAACATGCAACGTCTCCTTTTCAAGGTGGCACTCCTGCTCCTCCTGAGTCGGGGTCTGCACTTGGAATGATAATTGATCTCGAAATGAGAAACGATGGCCTTTATGCAATCCCTGCTTATAACGAGCGCGGGCTTGAGGTTGTCAAGAATGCTGGTGGAGTCCTGTGGTCGTCTCCTGAGTATATTCATGGAGAGATCTTTTCTCGTGATGGTGGTGACAAGGTTGGCGATGCTCAACTACTTGCAATCACTCTCACACCAAGACCAGCACAGTCCCATAACAAAATTGATCGTATCACCTTATCAGAGGAGTCAATGATGGAAGATCAAATCAACGAATTGAAAGTAGCCTTGGAAGCCAAGGATGCAATGGTCAAAGAGCTTGAAGCCAAGATCAGAGAGATGATGGATGATAAAGATTCGTCATTGACTGAAGATGAGAAGATGGCTGAGCACGATGACAAAGAGAAGATGGCTGAACATGATGATGCTGAAGAGAAAAAAGAGCATTATGATGAAGAGAAGCAAAAGATGATGGAAGATGAAGAAGAGAAGAAACAAAAGCTCTCTGAGACTTTCACTCAAGACGTATCATTATTAAATGAAGTCGTTGCTCTTCGCGAGTCAGTCAAAAAGCTTGAAGCTGAAAACAACAAAATCAAATGTGATGAAGCTGTGAGCTCCTTACTTCGTGAAGGTAAGATCTCTCCTGCTGAGCAAGACGTTGCTTCAAAAGCTTGGAACATTAAAGACCTTCAACCTGAGTTTTGGCAAATGTTCTCAGAGCGTCAGTCAAACTCAAGTGTACCTCTTGAGGAGGTTGGTCACGGTGCAAGTGGTCAAGAGATCAGTAAGAAATCACTTGATCAAAAAGTTCGTGCTTTAGCTGAAGAGAAATCAATCAACTACAGTGAGGCACTCAGTTTATTCAGAGAACAACAACCAGACTTCTACCGTCAAGCATTTGGAGGATAACCATGGCTGACACACAAATCATTCAATCATTTATCTGTGACACTGCTGTCACTGAATTCTCTCTTGTAAGCGTTGACGCCAATGGCAAAATTGCAATCACATCAGCAGGCGACGACGTAGCTTGTGTAGGTGTTGCTCAACGTGCAGCCGGTGCCGGTGAAGCTGTTGACGTTGTCGTGCATGGTCTGACTCGTGTGATCGCTGGTGGCAACATTGCTCCTGCAACAGAGCCTCGTTTGTCAGCAACAACAGGAGGAAAAGTCATTGCAACTGCATCAGCAAAATATCCTGTTGCTCGTATCTTACCAAACATCAACCAATCATCAGCTGCGGCAAACGATCAAATCCTTGTATTGTTCGTTGGTCCAACTGTTGTGAATGCTTAGGAGTAAACCATGGCTAGTTCATATAGTGTTATTCATCCAGTAGACGAGATCCTGACGTCCCTCGTGTCTGAGGTTGTACCTTCAGACAGTCAACTCATTGCAAATCAAATCTTTGAAAACGTGAAGATCCCTGAAAGAAGCGGTACATTCCTCCTTGAGAATAGTCGTAACTTCATGGGTGCCGGTGTTGGTCTTGACCTTGAGCGTGCTCCTGGTGCAGGTCGTGCAAACATTGGTTCTTTTGATCGTACTAACTTGACTTTCAAAGCGAAGATCTATTCTGCTCAAGATTCGATTGCAATGGAAGACATCATCGACAGTCAGTATCCCGGTGGTGAAGAAGCTCGTATCGTTCGTAAAGTTCGTCGTGCGATGATGCTTGCAAAAGAGCAACGTGCTGCTGACTTAATCTTTGATACAACTTCATTCTCAAATGATACATGTACCAATGTCATGGGTGGTCAAGTTGACGCAGCAGGCACTGACGCATTGACAGGTCTTGATAAATTAAAAGATCTTGTTTTCAATGCTGCTCATGGTATCAACCCTGACACATTGATCTTCGGTCGTGGTGTGTTCCGTTCATTAGCTCGTAACCCTGAAGTTCGTGGATATGCTGGTGACGTGAGTGGTGCAGGTGCTTTCGCAAGTGGAAACCGTATCCTCACAGAAGAAGCAACAAAAGAAGTTTTACGTAACATTC